CAAGTTATAAACAATGACAGTACCTCAACTATTTGGGATACTTTTGCACGACAACTACGTGTCGCATAATAAAATTAAAACAAATAAATTAAATTACTAGTATTTTTATGGATAACAGTATTCTTAACAATCTGCAACTATACAAAGGTAAGTGGTTTTCTGACCTGATTGATACTGCGAAGATTTCTGTAGCTTCTCAGTAGAATCCGTATCAGGTTTCTACCATTCTGTCTTATGTATTCGGTACTAAAGATAGTGGCTATAGCACTTCTTTGGATATGTTGACAGGTGGTCTTGGCAACGTTATGACTATCGATCAGCCTTCATTTGAATGGTCTGTAATGATCGATGCTGACCGTGCCGTAACAATTAGAGACGCTAAATGGAATGGCGCAGCTATTACTTCTACTTCTACTGCAGGTTTGGGTAACACACCTATTATGTTGTGGTTGGAAGATAACTGGTTTGGTCCTGGTGCTATTCTTGAGTTTGATAACAAGGAATTCCAAGTACGTGTATCTGGCGCACCTTATCAAGATGGAAATCTGTGGGTATATACTTGTTTTGTAGCCGATGGTCAACCTTCATCTTATATCCCTGCTGAATATCTTGAAGCTGGAAAGCAGGTTTCTCGTCTTGCTTCTGCATATGAGGAATACAGTGAAGAGGGTGATATCTTGAACTATAACACTCACTTCAAGATGCGTAACTACCTTACTACGATTCGTATTAACTACGATATCACTGGTTCTGCCTATTCTACTGTAATGGCTATTGCTCTGAAAGATCCTGCAACTGGTAAGACTTCTTACTTG